GTAGGTCAGACTGAATCTGGTATAGCATCATTTAATGAATTAATATTAACAGATGTTCAAGGTGATTTTGATGTTAGTAATAGTGCTAGTAACCTTTGGTATATTGATAATGTTGGTATTGGAACTCAAATAAATGGTGGTTCTGGAGTTAATGGTGCTGTGATACCACAATCTCCAATTATCACTGTGAATGATGGATTACATCTTAAGATTACGCAGAAGAATCATGGAATGTATAATGATGTTAATAAAGTGACTTTAAGTAGTATTGAGAGTGATGTTGTTCCTACAGCATTAACTGCTACTTATAGTAGAACTTCTACTTCTGCTATTAATGTTAAAGCTGGTGCTGGATTTACTAACTTTGAAGGTTTACCAGTAGGAAGTGGTAATACTGGTTATATTATATGTGAGGATGAGGTTATAGGATATACCGCAGTTGCTGGTAATACTTTAACTGGTATTACTAGAGCAGTGGATGGAAGCCTTCAAAGTCAGCATGAAAGTAATGATAAGGTTTGGAAGTATGAGTTTGGTGGAATTTCTCTAAGAAGAATCAACAAGACTCATGATTTAGCAGATGCAAGTGCTGATGGTGATCCTCAAGCAATTACTATTGATTCTTATAAGATTAAAATAGATACATCAGACACTGGTTATGGTGTAGATAGAAGTTCAGCACAGTGGGATGTGTCTGATAATAGTACAAAACTTCCTCTTAAATTCAAGACTCTTGGAAAAGGTGGTGGTACTAAAGCAAGAGGACAATATAATATTCCATACTCAATAATGATTCCTAAGTTTGAAACTTTATCTCCAACTGGATGTAAGATTACTGCTCAGGCTAGAACTATTACAGGTACTAGTGTAGATGGTACTGAACCTGCATTCCAAGATAAGGGATATCAAGAAGTTTCTATGTTTAAGAAGAACTACTTTGATTCTTCAAGATGTGTAGCATCTCCTGCTAATGAATCTGCTTACTTGAATGATCTTCCTGGAAATAAATCTCTAACTATGTTATTGAATATGTCTTCTGGGGATGAAAGATTAAGTCCTATGATTAACTTAGATCATGCAGGAGTGACCTTTGTTAACAATAGAATTAATAAACCTATTTCTAACTATGCTACTGACTTTAGATCTAATCTAAGTATTAGAGATCCTGATGCATTCCTCTATGTAACTAAGAATATAACATTAGAAAATCCAGCAACATCATTGCAGGTAATTCTTGATGGATATGTTCCTGATGTTGCTGATGTTAGAGTATTCTATGCTTTAAATCAGGATACTCCTGTTAAAGATGCTATCTTTGTTCCTTTCCCAGGATATAAGAATCTAAATGTTAATGGAGATATTATTACTCCAACTGATAGTGATGGTGAAGCAAATAAAAAGGTTCCTAAAGTTGATACCTATGTTGCTGAACCTAATCAAGCACTTTATAAGGAATATACTTATAGCATTGAAGATTTAGATCCATTCAAACAATATAGAATTAAGATTGTTGGAACATCTACTGATTCTGCTGTTGTCCCTCAATTCCAAAGGCTTCGTGCCACTGCTCTTGCTTAATTATGTCTTTAATTCCTGTAGAAGATCATCCTGGACTCTTTAGAGATGAAGTGTCTGGGGCTATCATTAATAAAAATAGAAGTGATTTTGATATCTACGTTAGTAGTAGAAAAAAGATGAGATCAAAGTCAGAAAGGATTAATGACCTTGAAACAAAAGTTGATAATTTAACTAATGATATTGGTGATATTAAATCAATGCTCCAATCCCTAGTAGGTAAATAAAATGGCAAATAATACTATTACATTTGATCCAGATTCTGGAGTAGCTTATGGTGTTAATTTAACTATTCTTTCTGGGGCAGATTTTAAATCAACTTTTTCTGTTATCAAAACAGATAAGTCTGCTTACAATTTAACTGGATATTCTGGTTCATCTCAGATGACTAAATCTGTTGCTATTGGAGCAACACTAGGAGTAGGGGCAACTTTCACTGTAGGAATTACTAGTGCAGCAGGTGGTGAATTTGAAATATCTTTAGGTTCTACTACTACAAGAAGTTTGAAGAAAGGAAGACATGTATATGATATTTTAGTTAGTTCTGGGTCTACAATTTATAGAATGGTAGAAGGAGATATATTGGTTCAAGGAGGAATTTCTTCCGCTCCATAAATAAGTAAAAGGTAAACTATATTCATGGCGCAACCAGCATCACGACAAGAATTAATAGATTACTCTCTAAGACAGTTGGGTGCTCCTGTTTTAGAGATTAATGTCGCTGAAGAGCAATTACAAGACTTGATGGATGATGCTATCCAATTCTATCAAGAAAGACATTATGATGGTGTTACAGAGAATTTTTTAAAGTATAAAATAACTCAAGGAGATATTGATAGAGGAACAGCAAAGGCAGATGGTGGGTCTGGAATTGGATCTATGACTGCTTCAGCAGATATTGCTGGTAATGGATCTACTGATTTTAAATATTATGAAAGTAGTAATTTTCTACAAGTTCCTGCTAATGTAATTGGTGTTAAAAAGGTATTTAAAGTTAATAGTACTAAAGCAATGGGCATGTCTGGAAACATGTTTAGCTTTAAGTATCAGTTAATGATGAATGACATATATTATTGGGGAAGAACAGAATTGTTAGGATATACAATGGCTATGAGTTATTTGGAAACTATGGATTTCATTCTGAATACTCATACTAGATGTAGATTTAATATGAGACAAGATAGATTATATTTGGATATTGATTGGAATGAGGTTACTGCTGGTGATTATTTGATTTTAGATTGTTACCTTGGATTGAGTCCAGATGCTTATACTAAAGTTTTTAATGATGTATTTTTAAAGAGATATCTTACATCTTTAATTAAAAGGCAGTGGGGTCAAAATTTAATTAAATTCCAAGGAGTAAAACTTCCTGGAGGTGTAGAATTAAATGGAAGACAAATATATGATGATGCTCAAGGAGAACTCAGCGAAATCCGTGATGAAATGATTAGCACTTATGAGATTCCACCACTAGACATGATTGCTTGAGGTAGAACATGGCACTTAATCCATATTTCTTACAAGGATCTAAAAGCGAACAAAGTTTAGTCCAAAGTCTTATCAACGAACAGTTGAGGATGTATGGAGTAGATGTTTATTATATTCCTAGAAGATATATTCAAAAAAATACTATTATTAGAGAGGTCATTGAATCTAAATTTGATGCAGCTTATCCTATTGAAGCATATGTTGATAGTTATGAAGGATATGGTGGACAGGGTACACTTTTATCAAAATTTGGTATTCAGAATGTAGATGATTTAACTCTTGTTATTTCTAGAGATAGATATGAGACTTATATTGAACCTCTTATCAAGAATATACCAAATATTGAATTAGCAACTAGACCTAAAGAAGGGGATTTAGTTTATTTTCCATTAGGAGATAGATTGTTTGAAATTAAGTATGTTGAGCACGAACAACCATTCTATCAACTTAAAAAGAATTACGTTTATCAACTTAGATGTGAACTCTTCCGTTATGAGGATGAGGTTCTTGATACAGGAGTTGAGACAATTGATGATGAAGTAGAACAGTTGGGTTATATACAGACTCTTACTTTGATAGGGTCTGCTACCACTGCTACTGCTACAGCATCTTATGTTGCTACTGGTGGTGTTAATAGAATCTATATGACCAATATGGGTGCTGGTTATCAAGCACAACCTTTGATTGGTATATCCTCTTCACCTGCTGGTTCTGCTAATGCTGTTGGTGTTGCTTCTGTTTCTACTAGTTGGACTGATTGTGATACTGGTTTAACAGATGGAAAGATTGCGGCAATTCATATATCTAATGCTGGTGCTGGATATACAGAAGCACCTTGGCTTACTATTCAAGATCCTACTGGATATGGTGTAGGTGCTGCTGGTACAGTAGGAATTACCACTCTTGGTTCAATAGGAGTAGTAACACTTGTTGGTGGTGGATCTGGATATACTACACATCCTACATTCACTGTATCAGCACCTGGAAGTGTTGGTGTTGGTAGCACTGCTGCTTATGGTATTGGTTATATTAACTCTGCTGGTGTTGTTACAACTGCTTATATTACTAATGCTGGTGTTGGTTACTCTGAGGTTCCAACTGTTACATTTGAAGCACCAACTGGAGCAGGTGTTGGAGTTGGAACTGGTTCTTATGTCTTTAATGAGACTATTACAGGTCAGACCTCTGGAGCAACTGCAAGAGTTAAGGAATGGGATTCAGTTAATAACACACTAGAAATTTCTATTGTAGATAAGAAGTTTGTTGTTGGAGAGACAATTAGAGGATCTAATTCTGGTGCTTTGTATGGTATATTAAAAGTTAATACTGATGATTTGGTAGATGCTTTTGCTGAAAATGATGTCTTCCAAACAGAAGGAGATTCTATTTTAGATTTCACTGAAAAGAATCCTTTTGGAATACCTTAATTTTATTTTGTTAAATAGTAAGTATAATGGTATAAAATAATGTTTGAGTATTTTTACAACGAGATCTTTAGATCTGTAATTATTGGGTTTGGATCTTTATTTAATGGGTTGGAAATTAAGCATGGGGATTCTTCTATAGTTAAAGTCCCTTTATCTTATGGACCTACTCAAAAGTTTCTTGCGAGAATGCAGCAAGAGGCTGATTTGAATAAGCCTGTTTCTATGACACTTCCTAGAATGTCATTTGAGTTTCTAGGACTTCAATATGATCCAACAAGAAAATCCACACAGACTCAAACAATAGTAAATCAAAGTCCAGATGGTGCAACAGTAAATAAAAATTATATTCCTGTTCCTTATAATATGAAGATTCAGTTGTCTATAATGACAAAGTTGAATGATGATATGCTTCAAATTGTAGAACAGATATTACCATATTTTCAACCTGCTTATAATCTTCCAATTAATTATTTGGGCAATTTAAAAGAATTGAGAGATGTTCCTATTCAGTTAGACAACATTGAAATGGAAGATGATTATGAAGGAAATTTTGAGACCAGAAGAGCATTAATTTATACTTTAACTTTTACTGCTAAGACTTACGTATTCGGTCCTATTGCAGATGTTACTGG